ATGACCGACCAAGGCAAGACGTATTGCAAACTGGGGGTGTTGATCGTCGGCGCGATGCTCGCCCTGACCGTGTCGTTTTTCGGGTGCCAACCCAACAGCGGGCAGTCGACTTTGGGCAACGGCCAGATCGACGCGGTCGAGGCGGCCACCATCCGGGTGGCGGTCGGCCTGGCCATGGCGGCAAAACCGGAAACCATTGCCCCTGCCTATGCCGTATCCACTGCGTTGCTGGCCATTCTGGCCGACGAATCCGGAGCGGTGGCGTCGGTTGCCATGATCAGGGACGCGGTCGCCGGAGAGACGGCGAAGCTCGATCTCGATCCGGTCACGGCGGCATCGTTTACCGACCTGGTCGGCTTGATCGAAGCGCGGATCGCCGAGCAACTGGCCGCCGCCGACATTCCGTCGTCGGGCCGGATGGTGGTGATCCGGGAGGTTATCCGCATCGTCCAGGAAGCCGCCGCTGCCCGCCTGCCCCTTGTAGGGACGAAGCTGGCGGCCTGATGGACGAGGCCGACATCGCCTGCGGCAACCAGGAATGCCTGAACAGAAGGGCGCTCGCCGAAGCGCTGGCGGCCATGCCCCAGGGCGAGGCGGCGAGGGAATGCGAGGATTGCGGCGAGGAGATTCCCGAGGACAGGCGGCGGGCGGCGCCGGGATGCACCCGGCGCATCCGCTGTCAACAGGCGTTTGAACGCCAACGGAAGGAGAGGGGATGAGCCCGAACGAGGCGGCAAGCATCGCGGCCATGGTCGCGATTATCAAGGAGATCGGCACCTGGCCGGCGATCGTCGTGCTGGCCATGTTCCTGCTCGCGCCCTGGCTGGTGATGCTGTGGGTGTCCAGGGGCGTGGAGAAGCGGCATGCGCAGGCCGTGAAAATGTACGAGGACAACGTGATTCTCGTACAGCAGCATGCGACGCTGGCCAAGGATTACGCGCGGTCGGTGGACCGGTGGGAGAAGATCACCGAGACGGTGCTGTCGGTGGTCAGTCTCAACACCCAGGCGCAGACCCGGTTGGTCGAGACCATCCGGAACAACGAGTTCTGCCCCGAACTCCGGCACCAGAAGCCGGTCAGGAGCTGACGAATGAATATGGAGCGCGCCGCCATGCGCGGCCGCCTGGCCGAGGCGGAACAGAAGCGGCAACGGCTGGAGCTGCTGATCGAGGGCTACTGCACATCGATCCGCGCCGGCCTCAACACGGCCCTCGCGCCACCGGCCGACCTGGAAATCCCGCAACTGGGGGCGACCTGGGAAGCCCTGGAAAATGCCTGGGGCGAACTGCAGGTGGCGATCGGCGAGATCGAGCGGCTTCGGCGGGGACTCGCGGACTGATGGCCGTCAAGGGCGACAAGGCGCGGCTGTACGACGTGGCCTTCCGCATGTATGCCGCCGACGGCAAGAGCCTGACCGAGATCGAGCAGGCCCTGGGCGTCAGCCGGCAGACGCTGTCGCAATGGAAGGCGGATACCCGCCGGCCGAGCGACAACCTGGACGAGTGGGACCGCGCCCGGGAACAGAAGCGGAGCAACGTGCAGCGGCTGCGCGCCCTGTTCGACCGCGAGCTGAACGCCCTGGAGGCGTCGGTGGCCGGCAGCCTGACCGCGGTGCAACTGGACGCGGTGACCAAGCTGGGCTCGCTGGTCCTTCGGGCCGAGCAGCACGAGGCGGCGGCCGCGCTCAAGGCCGAGGCGATGCGCGGAACGCTGTTTCTCGATTTCGTTCGAGACATGATCGTCTTTGCGGGCAAGCACGATCCGGCGCTGTTGCAGGCGCTGGAAGATAATTTTGACGACATGATCGCCTGGGGTCAGGAGAAATACGCGGCATGACTACGGCAGCGCGACAGAAGCGGTTCGACCGCGAGGTGGAATCGATCCGACAGACGATCCAGGCGGCAGCCAAGCCGTTCGCCGAGGACAAGCGGGCGCAGCGCGCCCGCAAGCAGCGCGCCGCCACCGACCTGGAGTTTTTCTGCCGTACCTATTTTCCGCATTACTTCAGCAAGCCGTCCAGCCGGCTGCACAGGTATTTCGCCGAGAGATACCCGGCCATGATTGAGCATTCGATCGCCACCGGCGAGGGGGACAAGGAGGCGGACGCGGCCCCGCGCGGCAACGCCAAGTCGACCTGGACCACCTTCGGCCTGGTGCTGTGGTGCGCGGCCTTTCGCAAGCGGTTCTACCCGATGATCGTTTCCGAGACCGGGCCGCAGGCACAGAGCTTTTTGTCCTTCATCAAGCTGGAGATCGAGAGCAACGAGCGGTTGGCCCAGGATTTTCCCGAGCTGGCCGGAGAGGGTCCGGTCTGGCGGTCGGAGTATGTCATCACCCGCAACGGCATCAAAATCCATGCCGCCGGCGCCGGCCAGAAGCTGCGCGGGTTCCGTCACGGCAGCAAGCGCCCGGACCTGGTGATCTGCGACGACCTGGAAAACGACGAGTCGGTGGAATCGCCCGACCAGCGCAAGAAGCTGGAAGCCTGGTTCTTCAAGGCCCTGATGAAGATCGGCAACAAAACCACGGTGTACATCCTCATCGGCACGGTGCTCCACGCCGAATCTCTCCTGCAGCGGCTGCTGGAGCGGCCCGGCTGGAAAGGACAAAAGTTCAAGGCGGTGATGCGCTGGGCGGACAACAGAATGCTCTGGGACGCCTGGGAAGCCATCTTCGCCGACATCTCGCGGGGCAAGGACGCGGCCGAGCAGGCGGCGGACGCCTTCTTCGCCGCCCACCGCGAGGCCATGCTGGCCGGGGCTGAAGTGCTTTGGCCCGAGGAGGAGGACTACTACTACCTGATGAAAATGCGGTTTACGGACGGGCCGGCATACTTCGACAGCGAGAAGCAGAACGAACCGCTCAACCCGGAAGACCAGGTGTTTTTGGAGGAATGGTTTCAGGACTGGGACGACGATGTCGACCTGGAGGGGCTGCCTCATGCCGGCGCCTGCGATCCGTCCCTGGGCAAGAAGAACAAGCGCAACGATCCGTCCGCGATCCTGGGGGGCCGCATGAAGGAGAAAGTCCTGTACCTCGACATCGCCGACATCGACAAGCGCCAGCCGGACCGGATCATGGCCGACATCATCATGTATCACGAGCGCGACCCGTTCGACAAATTCCGCATGGAGACGGTGCAGTTCCAGGAGTTCTTTGCCCGCACCTTCGAGATGCGCGCCCACGAAGAGGGCAAGACCATCAATATCGACGAACACATGCCGAACACGGACAAGGATCTGCGCATCATCAGGCTGCAACCCTGGATCAAGAACGGTTGGATCAGGTTCAGATCCGAGCATCGGGAGCTGAAGCGGCAACTGGTCTATTACCGGCCCAAGGGCCGGGGCGGCCACGACGACGGCCCCGACTGCCTGGAGATGCTGCTCGGCCTGTGCGAGGAGGGCTTGCACGGCGCGGCCGTGGCCGAGGTTCCGGCCGGTGACCGGGCCGACAACTACCATGCTCCGCGTGGCGGCCGCCTGTTCGGCGTCCTGCTGGGCGCCCTGCGGAGGGCCGTGTGATGGGCTGGGGCAAGCGATTCATAGGCAGGTTGTTCGCCGCCGAGATCGAGCGGCAGGTCGGCGAGCGGCTGCCGGCCGCGGTCGGGCAGGAACTGTCGATGATCGGCTGGCGCAAGCTGACCGGTGCACCGACCCGCGAACTGCCGATGATGGACCAGAACAGGGCCATCGAGGTGGCGTACTGGCTGTGGAAGACCAATCCCCTGGCCAAGTGGATCATCGAGGTGACCACCGCCTTCGTGGCGGCCAAGGGCATGCCGGTAAGTTGCAGGAACCTGGAGGTCGGGCAGGTGCTGCGCGATTTCTGGGACGATCCGGTCAACCGCCTCGACATCCACTGGGAGAATTTTGTGCGAGAACTGGGCATCTACGGCGAACAGTGCTGGCCAGCCTTCGTGGCCGAGCAGACCGGCAGGGTGCGCCTGGCCTACGTCGATCCGGCATGGATTCAGGAGGTGTTCGCCGATCCGGAGAACGTCAAGATCAAGATCGGCCTGACCGTGGGCAGCCCGGACGGCGGCGGCCACCCCAAGCGGTACCGCATCGTGCTCAACGAGGAGAACCAGCGGTTCCTGTCGCCAGCGGCCGAGGCGCTGCGCGAGACCTTCGGCGACGGCGAATGCTTCTTCTTCACCGTCAATGCCCTGACCAACGAGATGCGCGGCACCTCGGACCTGTTCACCGTGGCCGACCATCTCGACCACTACGAGCAGTTCATCTTCGACCACGGTGAGAAGTGGGCGAGGTTCAACGCCTTTTTCTGGGACGTGACCGTCCAGGGCGCCGACAAGAAGAATCTGGAGGCGGAGCGCGCTGCCTATACACCGCCCCGCAGCGGCTCGGCCTTCATCCACAACGAGAAGGTCAAGGCCCAGGCGGTCTCGCCGGATATGAAGCCGGACGACTCCCAGTCCGCCGGCAGGATACTGCGCAACCATGTGCTGGGCGCCTCCGGCCTGCCCGAGCACTGGTACGGCGGCGGCGGCGACATCAACCGGGCCACGGCCGCGGAAATGGACGGCCCGGCCAAGAAGATCATCGCCAACCGGCAGGAGAAGATCAAGAACATGCTGGAGATGATCTTCGATTACGTGCTGTGGCACGCGGCCGACTCGCGATACCTGAATGTGCCCGATGACGAGCTGTACGCATACGAGGTGCAGACGCCCGAGGTCGACGAGAAGGACGTGGCCAAGCTGAGCACCATGCTCCAGCAGGTGAGCGCCGCCTTGACCGCGGCCGAGACCCAGGGCTGGATCGACAAAGCCGAGGCGGCCAAGGCGTTTGCTTATTTTCTGGCCTTCATTGGCTACGAGTATGACCCAGAAGCAACCGATCTCGCGCCCGAGTATGCCGATTACCGCGGCAAGGGCCGGTCGGACAGGGACAATGGAGATAACGATGGCCTCGGTCAGCGCTGAGATCCTCCGCCTGCTCAAGGCCAAGGACCGGAAAATCGTTTCCGGCGAGGAGGCGCTGCGCGGCCTGATGGCCGACGTCCGCCGCCAGGTGCTCGACCAATTGCGCCGGGCGACCGGCGGCAGCTACACCGCCCTGCTGCTCAAACAGCAGTTGACCGACATCGAGCGCTACCTGAGCGCATTCGAGTCGGCGGCCGGCCTGGAGATGTCCTCGCTGCTCGACGCGGCCTGGGACATGGGCGGGGGCCTGGTGCCCGCCGCGGTCCGCGCCGGCGGCATGCATGTGGCCTTCGCCCATATTCCGGGCACGGTGCTGCAGGTGCTCAAGGACTACAGCTTCCATAAGATATCCGGCTTGGCCGCCGACGCCTTCACCCGCATCCGGGGCGTGCTGTCCCTGGGCATTCTCGGCCAGCAGACCCCGCACGAAGTCGTGCAGGCCATCGCCGGCAACCTGGTCAGCCCGGGCGTGTTCAACTCGCTGGAGGACCGGGCCGAGGTGATCGCCGGCGTGGAGATGGGCCGGGCCTACTCGACGGCCACCCAGGAGTCCATGCGCACCGCGTCCGGATCGGTGTCCGGCCTCAAGAAGCAGTGGTGGCACGCGGGCCATCCCAAGCGGCCGCGGCTGAACCACCTCAACCTGCACGGCCAGGTACGGCCGGTGAACGAGCCGTTCACCATCGGTTCCCTGGCCATGATGTATCCGCGCGACCCGAACGCGCCGGCCAGCGAGGTGATCCGCTGCGGCTGCGACCATGTGCCCTACCACGAGGAGTGGGGCATAGACGAGGCGCTGCCGATCTTCAACGAATGCGGCGAGGAAATCGCCCGGCGCGGCGAACGGAAGGCATCCGACCCGATCCTGACCGGGAAATTCGATGTGGGCCGCATCGGCAGCGCGGCGTCCGGATGCGCCCATGACGCCGGGTGTGTGTGTTATAAACGGTTATAACAGCCCTGACGGCCGCAAAAAGGGCCGGGCAGGCAAAGGAGGAATCAATGGAACAGTATCTGGCAGGATTGACCTTGCGCACCAGCGAGCGGCTGGAGGGGGAGAACGGGCGGCGATGGGTACCGGTCGAACGGCCGCTGACGCCCGCCGACGTGCTGGCCGTATCCGACCTCGGCGACACCGTGGTGATCGTGGCCGCCGATGGCCGCAAGCATGTGATAGCCAAGGCGACGGCGCCACCGGACGACCCGGATGCGGGCGGCGGACAGGGCGGGGACAACCCCGGCCCGGCCGAAGAGCGCGCACCGGAGCAAACGGCTGCCGATCCGGCCGGCGGCAAGAAGACCGGAGGCAAGGCAAAATGACGACGGTCATCGAGCGACTCCAGGCGGCGGTGACCGACATGGGGCAGGACGACCTGCTCCAAGCGGCCTCGATCCTGCTGGCCGCCGACGGCGATCCCGACGACGCGGACTACGGCTACAAGTGGCGGGTGCGGGTGGTGGAATACGGCCTGGGCCGGGACGGGCGGGTCAACTGGCCGCGCGGCCCGCTCCAGGCGGCCCTGCCCCTCTACGACGGGGCCAAGGTCTTTGCCCTGCAGGACCAGCAGCACCAGAGCCCGGGCAAGCCGTTCGGCAAGTCGGTGCGGGAGATCGTCGGCTGGCTGGCCAATCCGGCCGATACCGGCGACGGCATCGAGGCCGACTTTTACGTGCTTAAGTCCGCGCGGTGGCTGCGCGACAATCTCGTCGACAGCCACCGGCGCGGCAACCCGAACCTGTTCGGCCTGAGCCACGACGTTGCGGCGCGCTCCCGACAGGTTCGGGTTGGCGACAAGGTGGTCAAGGAACCGGTGGAGATACTCGGCGTCGAGGTCGACGTGGTGTACGCGCCGACCAACAACGGCAGATTTCTGCGCATGATGGCCGCGAGCGGCCAGGAGGAAAGCATGAAATACAAGGAAAAATTGCTGGCCGCGTTGAAGGCGGCCAAACCCCAGGTGTATGCCACCGTCGACGTGGAAACCGTGACCGAGGACGAACTGATCGGCCTGCTGGCCGCTGTCGAGCAGCCGGAGGACAAGGGTGCCCGCGACGCCGGCATAGAGGCCCGCATCCATGCGGCCATGGCCGCCCTCGGCGAGCCGGTGCAGCAGCAGTTGCGCGATCTGAAAATCGCCCGGCTCGACCTGGAACTGGACCGGCAGTTGGCCGCGAGCAAGCTGCCCGAGGATGCGCAGGCCAGCCTGCGCGGCCGGTTCGGCGGCACGGAATGGGACGCCGAGCAACTGACCGCCGCGGTCAGGGAGATGAAGGAGATCCTCGACAAGGCATCCGGATCGGGGCTGCCTTCCGGCGCGGGCGGTGCCCGGGTGGTGCTCGATTCTGTGGAGAAGATCCAGGCCGGGTTCGACAAACTGTTCCGCGTACAGACCGCCGATTCCGTGGCCGCCATTCCGGCGTTCGCCTCGATCCGAGCCGCCTACGTCGAGCTGACCGGCGACACCGAGGTGCGTGGCTATTATGAGAATGGCCAGCCGCCGGCGCGGCTGCACGCCGCCTACACCTCTGCCACCTTCGCCTATGCGCTGGGCAACACCCTGTACCGGCGCATGATGCAGGACTACCGTGAGCAATCCGACTTCGGCGTCGGCCGGCTGGTGGGAGCGCATATCCGCAACGCCCGCGACTTCCGCGCCCTGGAGTCGGTCAATATCGGCTACTACGGCGACCTGCCCGACATCGATCCTGAGGATAATGACTACACGGATCTGGGCGTGGTGAGCGACGAGGAGATTTCCTACGCCCTCAACCAGAAAGGCGGCATTATCACCATCACCCGCAAAATGATCGTCAACGACGACATGCGGGTGGTCGAGCGGATCATCTCCCGCCTGCCGCGCGCGGCGCGGCGCACCCTGGCCAAGCGGTGCTGGAACAAGTTCATCGCCAATGCCACCTACAAGGGCGACAGCAAGGCGGTGTTCCACGATGATCACGGCAACCTCGGCTCGGCGGCCTACAGCATCGCCGCCGCCCTGGCGGCCAAGACGGCCATGGCCCAGCAGACCGAGCCCGAGAGCGGCGAGCGGCTGATGCTGCGGCCGGTGACCGTGGCCTATCCGTCCGAACTGTACAACATCGTCAAGAACGTCAACGCATTCCAGCCGCAGGCGGTGAGCGTGGACAACGGCAACTCCATGGCCGGTTTCTTCCAGTCCGAGGGCCTGGTCGAGTGCCCGTTCATGACCGACGCCAACGACTGGATGATGTTCGCCGACCCGGCCGAGGTGGAGATACTGGAGCTGGCGTTCCTCAACGGCCAGCAGGAACCGGAGATGTTCGTGGCCGACCAGCCCGGCGTGGGCCAGATGTTCGTAGCCGACAAGATCCAGTACAAAATCCGCCACGAGTACGAGTGCGAGATCATGGATTACCGCGGCTGCTACAAGGCGGTCGTGGCTCCGCCCCAGGGATAATCACTCCCTGATCAACGAAACTTTGAACGCATGCGGAAGCATGAGGAGAGAAGCATGAATCGTCTGACCCTGATTTGCACAAAGGCCCCCTTTCTGGCCGTCGTGGCGCTGGCCGTCCTGCTGACGGCCCTGACGCCGGCTCTGGCGGCCACCAACACGCCGAACCCGAGCCCGGCCAGCCCCGGCTACATGGTGCTGCCGCTGCCGTTTTCGCGGACCGTGTCCTCGGCGTCGACCGTGACGATGGCGCGGATCGCGCTGCCCTTCCCGGCCACGGTGGTCTCGGTGACCGCCAGCGCCGAGACCATCGACCTGGCCAATGAGGACGAGACCTACACGGTCGACGTCAAGGAGGAGACCACCTCCATCCTGGACGATCCCATCGGCCTGGCCGCGGCGGACACGGTCTACCAGGGGGTGCTGGTCGACACCGCCCTGGCCGACGAGGCGGTGCTGACCGTCGAGCTGACCGCGGCCGGCACCACGCCGTCCATCACCGACGTGACCGTGCTATTGGTGCTCAAGAGGCTGTAATGGCGCTGATCGACCTGATCAAGGCCAGGGTCAAGGACGACTCCGGTCGCCTCACCGACCAGGCCGATTACCTGCCGGCGGTGGATGCCGCCCTGGAACAGTACGGCCAGGACCGGCCCCGGCGCATGGTGGCGGACCTGGCCGGCTCAGGCACGGCGGACATCGACCTGCCCGTGGACTGGGAGCCCGAACTGTCGCGGATGGTGGCGGTGGAGTGGCCGGTCGGCCTGGTGCCGGCCGCCATGCTGGCCCCCTGCGAGTGGGAGATATACCAGGCGCCCGGCGGCGAGGTGCTGCGGCTGCGCACCGCGAGCGTGCCGGGCGTGGATGATCCGGTACGGATCACCTATACCCTGCCCCGGACCGAGCAGCAGATCGCGCGCGGCGACATCGACGCGGTGGCTAACCTCGGGGCCTCGATGTGCTGCGAAACCCTGGCAAGCCTGTTCGCGCAGACCTCGGACCCGCTGATCGGAGCGGACGTGGTCAACTACCGCACCAAGTCGGCCGAGTTCGCGGCCCGGGCGAAACGGTTCCGGCAACTGTACCACGATCATTTCAACCTGGGCGACGACGGCGGCCCGGCGGCGGCCATGGTCACGGCCCAGCCGCCCCCGTGGCGAGGCCGGCTGACGCATTGAGGGGTAAGGCCATGATCGATTGCAGAATCACGACCAAGGGCGCGGCGCTCACCGGCGATCCGGCCGCCATCGTGCGCAGGAACATGCGGGCGGCCATGCACGAGGCGGTGCAGTTCGGCGTGCGCGCGGTCAAGGGCCGCACGCCCCAGGGCGTGATGGGCGCCCAGGGCGGCCTGCTGGCCTCCATCCAGGGCGAGGTGCGGGCACCGGGCGGCGACATACTGGGCATCGTCGGCACCCCCAGCATCTACGGCCCGGTGGTGGAGGCAGGGCGCAAGCCCGGCGGCAAGCTGCCGCCCAAGGGCACCATGGTGCGGTGGATCGAGGTCAAGATGGGCTTGAGCACCGAGGAAGCCAAGGGCGTCGAATACCCGGTGCGCCGGGCCATCGCCCGCAAGGGCACGGCGGGCGCGCACATGTTCGCGGAAACGCTGGACCAGGATGCGGCCGTGTTCGAGCGCATTTTCACCCGGCATGGCCTGAATATGATCAGGGAGCTGTCACGATGAGCGACCAGGCGCTCAGGGCGGCGATACGGTCCCGGCTGCTGGCGCTGGGGGCCGGGATCGGCAAGGTGCACGATTACGGGCGATGGGCCAACACCCCGGCCGATTTCAAAACGCTGTTCCAGGATGCGAACAGCAAGAAGATTTTCGGGTGGGAGATCAGCAGGATCGGGCTGAAGGTGAGCCAGGGCCGCACTATGCACACCCGGCGGGTGGCGCACCGGTACATGATCACCGGGTATTACGGCCTGGACGACGCCGCCGGCACCGAAAAGACGGTGGGCGCCCTGGTCGACCAGATCGTGGTGCAACTGGCCTCGGTCCGACTGCCGGGCACGGTCAACGACCTCATGCCCGCGGTCAATATCGAAACGAGGATGTTCGGGGGCCTGCTCTGCCACGTGGCCGAGATCGTGCTGCCCGAGGTAACCGAGATCCTCGACCTGAACGAACAGCCGGCGGACGAATACCTGGAGGCGGTGGGCCTGGAATACTATCTGACGCCCGGCGACGACCAGCCCGACGCGATCGACCTGGTCACGCTCAGTCCAGAGGGAGAATAACGATGGTGGGCGATGATATGGGAATACATGTGTTAGTAGCGTCCTGGGTGTCAATGAAGCCTTATTGGCTATGGGTTGTGTACGTTTGCATTCTTTTCAGTATTACGGTGGCGGCGGCAATCATTGGCATCGTGTGCGCGATAATTCAAACGGCCATCGATGAGGCTTACGAATGGGGAGGCATGCTGAAGGATGTGATCTGCCATATTGGCCATGCCAAGTATCTCAACGTTCGGCGGCGACAAGAATGGAAGAGCAGGACATTCCTCAACGAAAGGAGGGAATCATGAAGGTACAGGCGGCCAAGGGGCTGAAATGTCCGATGGAGGACGACCCCAGGCGATACATCACCGACGAGAAACCGGTCGCGGTGCCGGCCACGGCGTACTACCGCCGCCTGGTGGCCGACGGGTCCCTCGTTGAGATCAACGCGGCCGCGGGCAAAGCGGCCACCACCAAGGGAGCAGAGTGATGGCGTCGAAGAACATCAGCTTTGACAGCATTCCGGCGTCGATCCGCAAGCCGGGCAAGTATTTCGAGTTCAATTACAAGCTGGCGGTGCGGACCCTGCCGGCCAACGAGCAGCGGGTGCTGATCGTCGGCCAGCGGCTGGAAGCCGGATCGGTGGCGGCCCTGGTGCCGACCACGGTCTTTTCCGACGCCCAAGCCGCTGCCTGGTTCGGCACCGGCAGCATGGCACACCTGATGTGCCGGGCGGCGATCACGGCCAACGCCTACCTCGACCTGACCGTGGTGGCGCTGGACGACGGCGCCGGCGCGACGGCCACGGGCACGGTGACCATCGCCAACGCGGCGTCGTCCGCCGGCACGCTCAAGCTGTACGTCGGCGACCGGGCGATCGAGATCGCGATCGCATCGGCCCAGACCGCCGTCGACGTGGCCGCGGCCCTGAAGGCCGAGATCGACACCTACGGCGACCTGCCGGTCACCGCCACGGTGGCCGAGGCCGTGGTGACGCTCACGGCCAGGAACAAGGGAACGGTGGGCAACCAGATCGGCCTGGCCTACGAGCTGACCGCCGGCGCCACCACGGTGACGCTCTCCGGCGCCAGGCTCTCCGGCGGCACCCTCGATCCGGATATCGAGGACGCACTGGCCGTGGTCTTCGCCGAGCAGTATCACGTGGTGATCACGCCGTACAACGACCAGACCGCGCTGACCGCGCTGCGCACCCACCTGGACGTCGTTTCCGGCCCTTTGGAACAGCGCGCCGCCATCGGCGTGTACGGCTACGACGGCGCCCTGGCCGGCGCCACCACCCTGGCCGGGCAGATCAACTCGGGCCGGATCACCGGCGCCTATCTGCGCGGCACCCGCTCGCCGGCCTGGGAGCTGGCCGCGGCCTACGGGGCGGTGATCGCATTTGAGGAAGACCCGGCCCGGCCGCTCAACACCCTGGCCCTGACCGGCATCCATGCCCCGGTCATCGACCAGCGGCTGTCGCGCACCGAGCAGGAAAATTGCCTGCGCAACGGCGTGACACCCCTGGAGGTCGGCCCGGGCGAAGTGGTGCAGATCGTGCGGGCCATCACCACCTACACCCTCGACCCACAGGGGATCGCCGATATCGCCCTGCTCGACCTGACCACGATCCGCACCCTGGATTACACGCGCAAGGCGTGCCGGGAGCGGATCAGCCTGCGATTCCCGAGGGAGAAGCTGAGCAGCCGCACGCCGGACCGGGTCCGCGCAGAGCTGCTCGACGTGCTATTTAAGATGGAGGATCTGGAATTCTTGGAGGAGGTCGCGGCGAACAAGGACGGCCTGATCGTCGAGCGCGACCTCCAGGACCCGAACCGGCTCAACGCCAAGATTCCTGTTGACGTGGTCAACGGCTTGCACGTGTTCGCCGGCCGCATCGACCTGTATCTGTAACCAGGGCTGGACCCGCAAAGGAGGCAAGCCATGTCCGAGTATGTGACCAGGGTGCTGCTCGAGGTGAACGGGCAGAATATCGAGGATTTTTCCTCGGTGACCGAAGGCGAGTACGAAACCGCCAAGCCGATCAAGCTGATGAACGCCACCGGCTTCGGCGCGACCACGCCGCGCTACCAGGTGGAGGTGGACTACGTGGTGCCGTCCGACAAGCCGGAATTCGATTTCACGGCGGTGAAAAACGGCACCCTGACCATCGACAAGATGAACGGCGTGCGTGTGACCTACACCGGCGTGTACTGCCTCAAGGTCGGCCAGACCAAGTACGAGCAGGAATCCGAGGGCACCACCCGGACCATCACCCTTGGAGCGCGGGGGATGACGCAATGAGCATCGTGAAAACCGGAACCCTGCCCAAGGGGATAGAGATCGACGGAAGGGTGTATCGGGACTACGAGCTGCACGAGCAGATCGTGGCGCATGAGGTCGAGGTCATGGAGTCGGAGGACGCCGACCGGGCGGCAAAAAGCGCCCCCTATTTCAACGTGTGCATCATGGCTAGGCGGATCCGGATGATCGGCCTCGATCGATCGGTCACCCCGGCCGAGATCATGGTTATGTCCGTGGGCGATTTCAACCACCTGAGCTGTGCCGACAAGGAGGTGGCCGCCCAGCGGGCCACGTTTCGAGAGGAAGGCGCGGGCGGCGCGGCAGATGGAGCTGATGCTCCGCAAGCTGGGGTTTAGCGGCGGCGAGATCGCCGCCATGCCGGTCGGCGAGGCGCGGGGCTGGCTGGAAGCGCAGGCCGAACTGATGCGGCCGCCGGGTAAGAGACGGAAAAAATTCAGGGTGTTGCAACAGGACAAAAACAATGGCTGAGCGGATGCAGATCTATGTGGAGATGCTGGGACGATCCGGCAATCTCCGCACCGAACTGAACACCGCCAAGGGCGCAGTGCGATCCTGGGGCAACGCGGTCCGCAGCGAGTTCACCGCCTTGCGCAACCTGGGCGGATCGGTCCAGGGGAAATTGGCAGCACTGGGTATCGGCTTTTCCGCAGTCAAAATCATAGGCGACTCGGCCCGGCTGGACAAGAGCCTGACCCGGACCAAACAGACCGCCTCGGCCACCGCCGGCGAGATGGCCCTGCTGCGCCACGAACTGTTCACCATGGCGAAGCTGACCGGTCAACCGCTGGAAGAGCTGCGGGCCGCTTTCGACGCCCTGGTTCAATCCGGTCTGGACTACAAGTCAGCACTGGAAACAATCCGCGGCGTTAACATCGGCTCGGCGGTCACCGGGGCGAAATCCGAGGTGTTGAGTGGAGGGTTGACCGTCGGCGCCACGGCGTTCAATTATGATTTGTCAAAACCAGGGCTTGCTCTCGACTTGCTCGACAAGATGACTGTGGCCGGGCGGCAGGGCAATGCCGAACTAGAGAACTTGTCCGACATTTTTGCCCGCGTCGGTGTCAACGCGGCCAGCGCGGGCATGGGCTTCGAGCAGGCCCTCGCTTTTATTGAAGGGCTGTCTCTCATCGAGCGAAACCCTGAACGTCTGGCCACCTTGGCCGACAGCACTCTGCGGCTGTTCACAAACCAGAAGTATATGAAGACCGCACAGAAGGCCACGGGCGTGCGGTTTTTCGACCGGAATGGAGAACGGCGCGACGCCATGGCCATCATCGCCGACATCAAAAAACAGTATGATCGGCTGACCACAGACGCGCAGCGCGCCAACTTCATTCAGAAGGCATTCGGCGGCGCCGATCTGGATACCCAGAAAGGCATGCGCACTTTCCTACAGGGCGATGCTCTCGACAAGGTCGGCCAATTCACCCGTGAACTTGGCAACGCCGGCGGCACCCTCGTCCGCGATCTGGACGAGGCCACGGGCAACATGGTCGACCAGGTCGGCATGCTCAAAAACGATTTGAGGGAGGCGGCGGACGGTTTCGTCAAGCCGATGAACGCCACTCTGGCCGAATGGATCAAGTGGGCGCGGCGGTCCAAGGAAGACGGAGGCGCGGGCCTATCCGGCGAGGACATGATCAAGTACGGCGCCGGCGGCGGTCTCGGTCTACTGCTGCTCGGCCGCTACGGCGGCATGGCCGCCAAGCGACTGTTCAGCGGGCCGGCCGGTCTGGCCGCCGGCGTGGTCCAGGGCAAGGCGTTCGAGCACATGGCCGGTGTCACGCCGGTGTTCGTAGTCAATATGCGGGGGTCAGGGCTCGGCGAGAAGGTCGGCGGTCTTTCCGTGGGCACCGGCGCGGCGGGAGCGGGAGCGGCCGCATCTTCGATTGGAGCCCCCATTCTGTTGGCCGGGGCTGCCGGAGCCGGGGTTGTCGGCACGGCTCTGTATGGTATGTGGGATTCAGTTGCGCTGACCGTCAGACAATTGTCGGGGAGCGCACTGTCGGAGGCGGAACAGCAGCGGCTTCTCAACTACGCGGTCCTGCCGGAGGCCAGCGTGGCCGAGGCGGGCATGCATCAGGGTGCCGAGCGCCTGGCCGACATCGGCGGCAGCCTGGCCGGCGTCGACGGCGCCGCCGAAATGTGGATGCAGAACATGGTGGCCGAGATGGTCCGCGCTGAGCGGGAACAGGTGATTGAAAACAAGATCAACATGAACATCGCCATCGATCAGAACGGCCGCGTGGTCACCAGCACAAGCGACCCGAACACCCAGGCCACGGTCAACACCTCCCGCCGGGGCACCTTCGGCGAAACCGGGGAGGCTCCGCGCTGATGCCCGACCTCTACCCAGCCAGCATCGACGGCATCGATCTCGAAATCGAGACGGTCGGCGACGAGTTCAGCAAGGCCATCGTCAAGCACGAGTATCCGCATCGGGACGGTGCCCTCCTGGAGGACATGGGCCAGCACGCCCGCACCTGCCGGATCAAGTGCCATTTCTGGGACGACGGCGGCGGCCATGCCACCTACGACGCCCACCAGGATCTGCTGGCCCATCTGGAAAGCAGGGAGATTGTCGAGCTGGTGCATCCCCAGCACGGCCCGCTGCGCGGCGGCATCGAATCCGTGTCCGTGCAGCACGACGATACCGACCGGCACGCCGAGATCGAGATCGTCTTCGTCCACGGCCAGATCGAGGACACCGACGACACGGCCCACGAGGACGTGGAGGGCGCCGTCGAGTCGGCCTACATGGACAGCATCGAAGAGCAGAAGACCGAGTTCGGCGAGGACATGCTGGCCGCCATCGGCCCGGAGGCCAACGCCATCATCGGCACGGTGCTTGATCCGGCCATGGGCATCGTCGAACAATTCAACTGGGTGTCGGGCATGGCCCGTCAATACCTGCAAGGGGTGGAGTCGTTCGTCGGCCTGCTGGAGGGCACGCTCAACCAAGTGACCAACCCGGCCAACTCCCTGATATCGATCATCAGCTACGGATCGGACCTGCCCGGGCGGGTGATCGGCGCCCTGGCCAGATGCACGGAACGCTATTCCGAGTCGATCGGCGGCAAGGATGCCGATCCGTCGCGGTATGTCGGCTCGCTGATCGCCTGGTCCGACAACCTGACGGCCGAATCGGGCGATTTCTCCAAGACGGCCAGGATCGGCACGGCCAGCCAGGTGGCCGTGCATACGGCCTACTGCTACAAGGCGGACGAGGAATTGCGCCGGGTCCGGCGTCGCTCCGAGGTCCGGCCGGCCTTCGATGCGAAGGGCAAATACACGCCGCCGGCATATACGGCCGCGGACCAGCTCATGACCGAACGGGAACTGGAAAACACCCTGGCCGAGGTGCGGGTGCGTATCCAGGCGGCGGTCGGCCTGGCCCGGCAGGCCACCAGCTTGAAGCGGTCGGCCCTGCTGCTGATGCAGCACGTCGGCGAGGTGAAGATCGAGCGCGACAAACTGGCCACGGTGACAATCGACAATCCGCTGCCCCTGCACTTGATCTGCCTGCACCACGGCCTGTCCTACCGGGCCGCCGAGCGGCTGCTGGACGTCAACAGCGCAATCCGCAACCCCAACGAGGTGAGCGGCGAGGTGACCATCTATGCCGAGTGACGAGGTGAGACTCGAGGTGGCCGGCCGGCGGATCGAGCGGTTCGTCTCCTACGAGATCGGCGCCGACATCTACGTGGCCGACGACGCCTTTTCCCTGGAGGTGGCCAGACCGGAGATCACCATCGAACCTGGTCAGAAATGTGAGCTGTATGTCAACGGCGAGCTGGAATTGACCGGCATCGTCGACCGATGTTCGCGGCGGTTCGACAAGAACGGTTTGACCTACCGGATCGAGGGGCGAGACCTCATGGCGCTCCTCGTGGATTCCTACTGCGAGGAGTTCAAGTCGGTACAGGGCAAAAAACTCTCGGAGCTGGCTGAAATGCTGCTGGCCACGGTGCCGTTCATCAACCGCAAGACCATCGAGTATCAGGAGGACGTGGTCGGCAAACTCAAGGGCAAGAAAAAGACCGTGGACGATCCCCTGGTCGGCTACATGGACACCCCACAAAAGATCAGCCAGATCGAGCCGGGCATGACCGTGTTCGAGGTGCTTAAGAACTATGCCGCCAGCCGCGGACTGATGTTCTGGGCCAAGCCGGACGGCACCTTCGTGTTCGGACGGCCCAAGGTCGAGGGTGAGGCGGTGTACGAGCTGGCCAACCTCCTGAGCGGCCGGGGCAACAACATCATCGATGGCGAGGAAATCGACGACATCAGCCAGCGGTATTCCAAAGTGGTGGTGATCGGCCAACAGCAGGGCAGCGACGACCTGGAGGACGCAGCCGCCGTCAACACCCGCGCCGAGGCCGTTGACGAGACCTTTCCTTTTTACAAGCCCTACGTGACCACGGACAACAACGACGCCCAGAGTCCGGCGCTGCACGCCCGTTTCATCATGGAGCAACAGCGCCACGAGGGCTATCAGTTGATGTACACGGTGCAGGGACACAGCCAGCGCGGCCGGAACTGGCAGATCAACGAGCTGTGCGGGGTGCGCGACGAGGATCTCGGCGTGGACGAGGTATTGCTGGTCTATGCCCGGACCTTTTCCCGGTCGAAGACCGGCGGCACCACCACCAAGCTGCGGCTGGGCAAGCCGGGGGTGGTGGTGTGATCCGCGCCCGCATCGCCGCTATCGCCGAGGGCGCGATCAAGATGTTCAGCGCCGCCGGCAGGGCCGGCGAGAGCTTCGCCGGACGCGAATATTTCCAGCACTACGGCTTCACATCGCGGCCGCTGGCCGGCGCCGAAGGCGTCCTGATCAAGGAGGGCAACCACATCGTCATGGTGGCCAGCGACGACCGGCGGTACCGCATCGCCGTGGCCGATGGCGAGGTGGCTATTTACACCGACGAGGGCGATCATGTGCACCTCAAGCGGGGGCGGGTGGTGGAGATCGAAACCGAGACCCTGTTGATCAGGGCCGGCACCAAGGTCCGGATCGAAACGCCGCAGCTCGAAGCCACCGGCGAGATTGTTGACCGCTGCGACGCCGATGGCCGGAGCATGGAAGAGATGCGGACCATTTATACCAGCCACACACACACAAACACGCAGCCGGGCAGCGGCAACAGCGGCACGCCCAACCAGGGGATGTAATGGACTACGCCATAACCATCGCACAGGGCTCCCTGGCCGGGGCCATGACTTGGGACGAGTGCGGCGACCTGGCCAACAATGTGTATCTGAGCCTGGCGGTGGAAAAAGGCAGTTGGTTTCACAATCCCGATTTCGGTCTGCGGAGGCGTGAACGGATGAAAAATACCGAACAAAATGCGGCCCTGATCCGCCACGATTACCTGGAGGCGTTGCAGTGGCTGCTCGACACCGGCAAAGCCAAGGAAGTGCGGGTGAACGTGCGGCGCGACCGCGCCATTGACTTGGGCCGGCTGCTGATCGATGTCGAGGTGCGACAAACAAACGATCGCGCGGTGGCGTTCACGTTTTTCCAGGAGGTGGCCTGATGGCCTACGAAAAGGGATTCGACGAGATTCTCAACGACATCCTGACCGATTTCCAGAACACGTTCCCCGGCGTCGACGTGTCGCAGGGTTCGTTGGCTCGCATGAAGGCCACCGGGTATGCCTCGGCGCTGTGGGGCCTCTATAAATATATGGAATGGATCGGCCGGCAGGCATTCCCGGACACCGCCGACACGGCGGCACTGGAACACCACGGCTGGGTCAGGGGCGTGCCCAGGACCGCCGGCGAGACCGATGCGGCATACCTCGCCAGGCTGCTCAACTATTTGAGGCGGCCTCCGGCCGGAGGCAACGCCAACGATTACGAGGTCTGGGCTAAAGAGATCGACGGGGTAGCACAGGCATACGCTATCCCTCTCGCCCAGGGCGGCGAATCGGTAGACGTCATCGTGATCGCCGATACCACCACCGGCTCCGAAATCCCTGGCCAAAACCTGCTGGACGATGTGGCGGCACATATTGCCGAGGTGCGGCCGGTGGGCGCCCGTTTCGTGCGGGTGTTGGCTCCGGAAATAATCGAGCAGGACGTCATCATGACCGGGGTCGGCGTTGGACTGGCTGATATAGTTGCTGGCGAGATATCGGCGTATCTGTCTTCTTTTATTCCCGGCGCGGTTCTCTACTTGCCGCAGCTCGATGCGATCGCCGTGGGTAAGGGAGTTCCCAATCCCGTACTCACTCTCCCGGCGGCAGCTGTGACGCCCTCCAGTAATGAGATGATCCGCCCCGGAGTGATCGATGTCTCTTAGAGCCACGCTGCAATACCTGATGCCGATCGAATTGGGAGGCAACCATCAGCTCGATCTGTCACACGATGCCCGCATGCTCGATGCAGCGATGAAAACGGGCGAATCACTCTTGTCTGAGATGTTCGCCGATAGCGCGGCTATACTTCTGACCACCTGGGAGAGGGTGTACGGCCTGACAGCCGCGGCAGGTTTCGAGGAGCCCTTGCAAATGCGCCGCGACAGAGTCACCAAGACAATTCGGGCGAGGGGTGGGCTTTCAATCCCCTATTTCATCAACCTGGCGGCAGGGATGGGCTATGCCATCTCCATAGAAGAGCCGATTCCCTCTATGACGGGATGGTTGTGCGCCGGCGGGGAACTCATGAGCGGGGAAGTTCTATGGCAATGGGGAGCCAATGTGGGCGGCATGAACATATATTCTTTTCGGGCAGGGAACTCTAGCGTTGGGGAAAGGTTGTCGTGGTGGCCCGGATACGCCGAACTTGAAGCTGTTTTTGCCGAGCTGCGGCCAGCCCACACTTTTGTGTATTTCAACTACGAGGAGGAATGATGCAACGGATAGAAAGCGAATCCGGGCAGTTCAGTGGCGGCAATCCGGCCACGAACACCAAGGGCACGGTGGTCACGGCCGAATGGCTCAACACTATTCAAGAGGAAATCGCGAACGTGGTAGAGAACACCGGGGCGGCCCTCGACGAGGAGGACGACAGCCAGCTCGCCAAGGCAATTCAATCCGGTGCTCTTCGGAGCGCCTCCGCTGGCGGCACTGCGGACGCCATCACCGCCAGCTTTACGCCGGCCATCGGCGCGCTGACCAACGGCATGCTGCTCCTGGTGCGGGCTGGCGCAGCCAATACCACTCCGACGCCTACATTCAGCCCCAACAGCGGGGCGATCACCGCAACAATCGTCAAGGGCAATAACCTGCCGCTTGTGGCTGGCGACATCGCCGGCGCTGGGCATTGGCTCGCGCTGCAATACGATAGCGTCCTGGACAAGTGGGTGTTGCTCAATCCGGCCAGTCCTATCACGGGGCATGGAGTCCAAAAGTTCACCTCCAACGGATCATTTACCCTGCCACCCGGCATCAACACAATATGGGTATCCGGTTGCGCCGGAGGGGGTGGAGGCGGTGCTGGTGGGTGCCGCCCGACCACGTCGCTTTTGGGGGGTGGGGGGAGCGGTGGAGGAGCCGGCCAATTTTGCATCAAGCAGCCGCTGTCTGTGGTTCCCGGAAGCGTAATCAATGTCACAATCGGGGGCGCCGGCGCCGGGGGTGTACCTGTGGCGGGCGAGGCCGGAAACAACGGCACCGCCGGCGGCAACACTAGCATCGGCGCATACATATCTCTAGCCGGTGGCGGAGGGGGTGTAGGCGGTGGTGGTGGGGCAGGCAGCGGTGGAGGGCGGGGGGTAGTGGGGTATCCGGTGGGTAACGATGGCTCAGATGGGCTGGGGGGCGGCACCGGCAACGGGGGCATGGGGGCATCGGGTCCTTTTGGCGGCGGTGGCGGTGGGGCTCGCTCGACCTCGGCGGCCTCGGCGGGCGGAACCTCCGGGCGGAATGCCGGTGGATATGGGGCTGGTGGTGGTGGCGGCAGCTCTGGCATTGATGGCGCAGGTGGGGCAGGATCTCCTGGATTAGTGATAATCGAATGGTGAGTGGTGATCATTATGGCAAAATATGCATATTACAACCCCCGAGATGGTCACATCATGCAATGGATCGATACAGATGTGCGATTGTACCACCTCCCTGCTGCGTCGTTGCTACACGAGTGCGACGACGATGAGTGGCAGATGCAGCATCAGGGCGAGATGATGGTTTCCGGCGGCGAGATCGTGCCGTATGTGGCACCGACGGTGCCGGCTGTCCCCTCGATGGACGCCGTGCAGCAGGAGCGCTCCCGCCGCCTTGCCGGCGGCTACGACTACGATTTCGGCGACGAGCGCGGCACGCACCGCATCGGCACTACGGATGCGGACATGGCTGGCTGGGATGAGGTCTCAAAAGCGGCGGCGGCTTATATCGCGGCCGGGGATCCGGACGCCGAGATCGGCATCGTCACAGATACCGGGCCGGTGATTGTCACCGCCGCCGAGTGGCAGCAGGTGTTGATTGCCGCACACCAGGCCCGTCAGCCCATCTGGATGGCCAGTTTCGCCCTCCAGGCCATGGACCCGATTCCGGCGGATTTCACTGATGATAGATGGTGGGATGCTGGAGGTGCCCAAGGCGCCTGA